CGATACTTAACATCTCTTGCGTACCGGACCAGTGAATCACGAGTCCGGTCTGCAAAAGTGTACCGTTGAAGAGGCGTGTTCTGATTGGTATTGATGTTCAGATCCACACCTCTTGCTTTGTAAAAGTCAGATGGTAATGAATAGGTACTTGTGCCACTCGTCACCGTGATCGAGGTCGATGTCAGAAAATAATCATCCTGGTATTTGCTCACAAGAATATCGTAAAGCTCGGACCAGGAATTATTTAAATATCCGTTTAGCTCGGCATCGGTAACAAACTCCGAATTGACTTGATCTGCACGTTGCCGTGCCTCGTCTCTCAGAGTATTAAGTGCCACAAAATCAGTCATTAGTAATCCATCTTATAGGACATCATGATTCCGTGAATCGCCGTCAGAATGTCATGCTCGTCTCCTCCGTCTATAGCACTACGGAGTTCGCCTGCCATCATCAGTTGATCATCGGAATATTCCATTTCTTCCTCGTCATGACTTTCATCATGATGGTGACGATCCTTTTTAGAACCGTCACCCATGCCGAGGATGACCATTGCGGTTTCCTTGGCTCCTTTCATGATTATGCCGTCGGGAAAGTACAGTTGTATCCTGGCGCACGGCACCCCATTTGGTAGTATCCGCCCATTCTCACCTCGACTCCGTCGTAGCCGTTTTGACGCAGCATACGATTTCCATCGTGGGAGAGGATATCAACGGCATTACCTATGGAGTAAAGCGCCCAGGTATCCATCTGCATCAAGTAACCGGTTCCGGTAGGACAATCCTTATCAGCGACAACATCGATGATTCCGTGAGGTCCATATACTTGGAGAGTACGGAAACCAAAGTTCTGAGCCGGTCCAGGTTGTCTGGCACCAGTGACTTGAGCATCCAACGTAATTTCAAGAGCAGCGAAATCTTCAAAGCTCAGAAAACAAACGTCAGGCTTTCCACCTTCTCGTGCAGTTGTGGCTGCAGCTTCAATGATGGTCTGCTTGATGCTGGTGTCATAGGCAACTCGTTGTCCGCCTAGACGTGTGGTGTCTTTGGTCCTATCCTGACCAAAAAATGCTGCGGATGATGGAGCAGATGCTGGAATCCAATCCTGCAATCCTGCCATAACAAGGTAAGTTCCTGGAGTGACCAAGTCACCTTCTGGAACTACGAAGTCACCGGAGGCGACACTTGAGATGGTTGTGAGGTTTGGCGAGACTCCAATCTGATTGGATGCTGCCATACGAGAGACTGAGGTCACGGTCAATGCCTCTCCAGAGTCACGGAGAGATCCGGTGGAGGTTGAATCCGTGAACACGATTTTCATACCAACCTCGAAATTGAGACTGTCGGCATCGGTTGCAAGGTCAAGAACGGCAGTATCTGCCGGAGTTGCTCCGACTACGCCGATTGATCCGGATTGGCTTCTAAACATCTGCCTGGAAAGCGTGTCTCCAAGAGTCTTCAATCCAAGATCGGTTTCAGTGGTCAGTGCTTCCAAAAAGGCATACTCGTTTCCTTTGGATGCTTCTATGGTTTCGCCGTCAACGGTGACAACGCCATAGTTTTTGACTCTTGTCAGGAGAAATTCTCCAAGACTTGAGCTTGTTGCATTACTTTGCGCCGTGGCAAAGGTTGCAGACCTACCTTGAGGTCTTGCATAAATAATCGGCAAAGGCATGTTCTTTCCTCTAAACCGAGTATTTTTTGGGATCATTGTTAAAAACGGATGATCGTTGTAAGCAACATCAATCGGCTTCTTGTCGATGTAATATTGCTTTAGTGCGTCATCCCACGCCGTAAGCGTCGTTGCTGGTGTGGCTTCTGCCATTGTGAATAAACTCCAGAAAAAGATAGTTTCGTTTTATTCACGAGACCTCGATCTAAACACTCCGAGCGCACGTTCTAGACGTTCATCATGCGTCAATGGTGCAGCCGGTTTGCTTGGAACCGATGCTCGTGAAGCTGATGTGCTTAACGTCCTTGATCTCTTTCTCTGGACTGACCGTGAGGTAGGCTCTTCGTCGGCGACGGTTGGCGCCATGTTCCTCTGAAAGCGAGGATGCTGTAAAAGTTTCTCTGCTTCCTTGGCGTAGTAGTCTTCCACCATGCCGAGGAGCGTATGGTCGTCTAATAGCTTGCCAGTATCTTTTGCGTACTGTGACGATGTTTCAAGTAAAATGTCCTTCGCTTCGTCCCACATAGACGAAGTAATGCCGTAATTATCATCTGTCTCTGCAAGGTTTTTAAGCCGGTTTGTGTAGGCATTGACTTTTTGATTAGCCTCTAGTTGTGTCTTCTCGGTTTCAAGCCGGTTGATCCTTGCTTCAAGGTCCGCCTGCTTGGGATCTGTAGGCTGCTTACCGAGTACCTGAGTGGTGGCAGCTTCATACGATCCGCCGAGCTTCTCAAGTGCTCCGACGTGGTCGCCTCGCTGGACGGCTTGTTCGATTTCCTCATACTTCTTGTAAACTTGTTCTTTATTTTTAACGTCTTGCTGCTTCCGGAATAGTTCTCGTTCTCGCTTTGCAACCTCTAGAAACTTCTTGGAGACTTCCGCTTTTGGTTCTGGTGTCTCAGGTTCCTCGGCTGCAACCGGTTCCGGTTCAGGCTCCGGTTCTGTTATTTCTTCTTGGACTTCTTCTTGTTTTTCTTCTTGTACATCATCGGATTGTTCAATGCCTTTTTCTTCTAACCATGTTGATATCTGCCTCTGAGACTCTTCCTCAAGACGCTGGTCTTGGAGTGCCTCGTGGTCAATTGCTTCTTGGGTTTCAGTCTGTTCCTCTACTGTTTCGCTTTGCTCTTCTGTCATAGGAGATCCTTCTTTTCATGTTGATAAATCTCCTGTTCGTCTAACTTGGCAACGTCTCTGGCGGAGGTTCCGTGTCCATCTCCGGTGACAATTCCATTGGTGACTCGGTGACCATCTCCGTCATGTTCTCAGTTTCTGGTGTTCCTGCTCCACCAGTAGGCATCATTTCTTGAGCCGGTCCTTCAGGTGCTTGCATCATTGGTGAAGGCATTTGTGCTTGATTCAACATACCTTGCGCCTGATTGACAAAGGTCAGCATCATGTCCAGCTTCTCCTGCTCCACGCCTTGCTGACGTGCTTCAAGATAGGCAAGTTGCATCCGTGACTTTGCCAGTTCCAGGTTCATTAGTGGATCTGGTGCAATGTATTCAGATTCATCAAGAATCTTGGAGATCCGCCACTCGACATCATTTTCTGCCGTTTCCATCCAGTGTGTGACTGATCCTAGATCCGGATAGTCTAGAAGCTTGGTGATCTGCTCCTTGGAATCGATGACTCCCATGTTGATCAGTTCCTGCACGGTCTGGATTCGTCCTGCCGGTGTGCTTGGAAGTAGTGAGATCGGAAACGCTTGGAGTTGGTAGTCCTCTTGCGCCATCCGGACATCCTTGAAGTCGGAAACGTCGAAACCTTTCTTCCGCATCGATCTGACGGTGTAGGAACCAGAGTCTTCCACAATCTCCTCGGCAAGATCCATGTACCAGGATGCAGCGTCCATGAAGGCTTGCTCGTATTGTTGTGCAGTGAGCATGTGCCTCTCGGTTTCAATATCGGTGTAGATCCTCAAAGCGACGCCGGAGTCGAGTCCGCTTGGTTTCCTACCAGTTGCAGATAATTCAGAGATCCCACTGATCTCATAGGCTCGTTGAAGTAGACGATCTAGGTGATTGTATACTTCACCAGACATCGCTTGAGGAACATACGCAACCGGAGGTTGTTGTCCGGCATACATAAGGATGGTTCCAGGTGCATTCCTCAGATGGTTTGGTGAGACCTTGGAACCAATTGGAACGAAAAAGTAAGGCGACGACATCAAGGCCATCGATTGCTGAATGCGGATCAAGAGGCTATTGATTTCACGTTGAACCGGATCAAGCTGCTCGACAAGGCTGGTTCCTGAGAAGCCAAGTGGAGCATCTGACCATCTCAAAAACACGAATGGAAACTTGTCGTAATTCCAATGCTCATCAAGCAGCGTGACTCCATCGAGACAGATGACATGGCGTCCATCGTCGGTGTCCTCACTGGTCGGCAAGTGCCAGCCTTCATAGCAATCCGTCAGTTCCTGCTCGTGGTCGGTTTCTTGAGAGTAGGAATCTGCAATGCCGGACGCCTCAATTTGCTGAGACTTTTCCGGAAACATGTGGATCAACGAGGACTTGTGCATCTCCATCCGCTGAAACATGGACCGTGGTGCAGAATACAAAGCCTCGTCAAAGTCCCAAAAAATATGGTTTGAGAAGACACGCTCGGATTTGATCTTGTCGCCTTCACGGAAAATCTTGAGGACGCCGAGATCCTGAACACATGCATCAGTGAAAATTCTCGGCATGAGGTTGTAGAGGTTCTGTTCCATGAACAGACCTTCCATTGAATCACCGAGACGTTTTGCTTTTCGCCGGAGCATGTAATCGCCTTGGCGTGTCAGGTATAGAGGCCGAGGCTTATTTCTTCCGATCTTGGACGTGATGGTGTCCACCTGAGACTGAGCCACGTTCAGGCGCATCACGTTGGGATTGAACCGCATACCGGCTTGCTGGCCTTTGAACAAGGCGCCGGAGGTTCCTAGTTGTGTGTAATTTTTCTGACCATACATCCGCATGAATTCCAGATTAGACTGGATGCGCTCGGAATGGTCTTGCTGAAGCTTCTGGACTAAGTCAACAACGGCGTTGCAGACTTCAGAGTTGTTATGTTCGTACCAATACATCAGGCTCCGACGAGAAGAATTTCAGTTGCTCTTCTGTCAGTTCCGTTGATGCATGTGCTTTCTCTGGCATCATTTCTGTGTAGTCAGGCATGAATTCCACCTCGATTCCAAGGCCGGAAAAACGTGCTACTTTCTTGTCTTTTAGAAAGACGGTCAGGTCTTTGATCTGATCTATGGATGGACGGATCATGGCATTGCCTCTTCCATAATTCGGTTGCTTTTTACCTGGACGGCAGGCTTCTTGACTTCAGACGCTTCTGCTTGTTGAGAGGCCACGCCTGCAACAATCGGAGGTAGCACGACATAATACGGCAGGCCATCCTTGGCTGCCTTTTTTAGCTTGTCGGTCAGGTTCATTGTCCAGACTGTCGGGTCATCAATAACTTTACCTCCTCCTGTTTGTTCTAGACCTCTTGCAAATTCTTCAGCAAAACCTCTTGTTTCAAAAAAATTTTCATTTAATACAGTAGTACCATCTTCACTTAATTCATTTACAATAAAACCACCTTGATCTTCTACAATTTCAATATTTTTTAGTTGTGGCAACTCACCTTTCTCAACTTTTGATCCATATTGCTTGCCGAGCTTCTTAGCACGGTCTACCAGGATCTTGTCATAAAATGCGCCCATGCCTTCTCCGCCGACTTCTAGATCGACGCCGGTAAATTTTCTAAAAGTCATATCTTCCTGAGTCTTTGCCTCATTCATATATGATAGATTTGTAAACGCTTCACCTTCTTTATTAACAATTTTTTTAGCTAATTCTTTGCCAATTATATCCTCAAGTTTGTTTTCTGGAACTGACTTCATATTTTGGTTTTGTATAGTATCCAGTGCTGCGTTACTTCCTTTAGGTGTAATTAAAAGAACATACGTTCCATCTTCATTTTTCTTGTAAGAAATTTGATCAACTTGCTTGCTCAGATCATAACGCTTCGCTTGTTGCTTGCCGGTTGTCCAGGCAATCTGGTCAAAATCGTTGTCAGTTGCCCAGCGAACCATGCGCTTGAGTGCTAATGAAGTCCACTGATTGGTGTCCATGACAAATGGAGCTTGTGGCGTAGTTTTTAAATTTTCTTTTTGTAACGCCTCTTTTTCTAGATTTTTAATATATCTATCAAAATATTCTTCTGCACCAAACTCTCCTTTGCGTCCGCTTACAACGCCTTTTCCTACTGCAAAATTTTCTCTACCTTTCAAAATTCCTAAATCTTCTTGTGGTACAGTCATCAAATACTGAGTATCTGTTTCAGTTATTTCAGCATTTTCTAATGTCAAAGGCTTATAATCTGTTTTAAATCCTTCTTTCCGTCCTTTTTGCGCCCAGTCTGATTGGATTTCTTCAATAAATAGCACTTTGTTGCCGTCTGCATCGACACGCTCATTGAAACGGATGTGTGCGACGATGTTGGGTTCTTTATAATGTCCTGAAGTAAAATCTTGCGTATCTTTAAACTGTCCAGTTCGTCTCAGATCAAGAAGGTCTAAACGCTCTTGCCTTGCAGCATCGGTCAGTTCTTCACGCTTCTTTCCAGATAACTCTTGTAATCTTTTACGCCTTGGGTCAATTCTACTCGGAAACGTCAGCAACAACTCACGGTAGTTCTCTCCGCCTGGAAGAGTAAGGTGACTGTATTCTGTTAAACCTTCTGCTTTTCGTTCAAACTCACGAGGATTGTCATCAAAATATTGTATGTTTTTTCTTTCAATTGATTGGATTGCCGTTTCACCGGTGTCAGGATCAATATATCTGCCAAATAATCCGTTCAATTCAGGTATAACAGTTTCATCTCCTGCTCTGTATTGATCTAACATTGGGACAATGTCTTCACGCATTTCATAAAGTTCAAAGTCATTGTCCATTATTACATCTAATTCGTTGGCAGTTTCTGCTCTTATTACTCTATCTTTTGCTGATTGATCCGCCGTGCCTTTAACAACTTCCTGCACCTGAATCTGGTTTGCTTCTAGGTACTCGTCCAGATCCTGCTTCGTCACTGATTTATCCTGAGACTTCAACCAATCCTCGACGCCGGTCCAGGTCAGTTCATCCTGCTTGACGCCTCGTGATTTCATCTGAGAGATCCACTGGTTTGCAGGCATCTTGTTCTGCTTGATCTCTGAGACGGCTTTGACGGCAGGAGAAGTGAAGACTTGAGTCTGCTTGACTGATCCCACTGGCACACCAGGAATCGGATCAACCAATCCGGCAAGAAGTCTTGCACGTTCCTCCATCTCAGTGCCGGTTGTTGGAGGTATGTATCCGACTTGTTCACCAAACTTTTCCAACTGTTTTGATCCACCGGCTGGTGCTTTCAGCTTTGCTTTCGTTGCTTTCTTTATGGCACCAACAACCGGCAACGCACCAGCAATTTTTTTGACGGCACTTCCGACTTTTGCCAGCTTCACGGCACTAGAACCTGGAGGTCCAGGTGCAAGGACGGAGCCGGTCAGAAACTCTGGAGACTCCGTGTCCACGTCCATGCTTTGTGCAATCTTCTCCGAGGTCAGAGGCATCTGGTCGGCTGCCTCTCTAACCGTCGGTGACATCATTGCTCCAGGTTGTGCCATCATTGCCATCTGAGCAAGATCGGCAGGCATTCCAAGAGATCCTGCAACGAGCGACTTGCCGATTGATTTTGCGGAGACATCACGAGGTTTCGTGACCTTCATCCGCCGGTATCGTTCTTGTTGCCTCTTTGCCATGACTCAGATTGGATAAACTTGATCAGTGTAATTAACTTCATACCATTCAGGCTCTTCCTCCTCTTCTACATTCCGGAGACACTCTTCTTCTAGTTCCTTCTCAAATTTTTCAAAATATTCTGGACTGCCGTGAATCGGCACCGGCTTCTCCGTCCGGTGGAGGTAGTGCATACACTCACGCCAGCCGTAAAGCATTGCATCAGTACAGTGGTTCTCTAGGTCATCTCTTTCGATGTACCGGCCTTTTTCCTTCTCTGCCAGGTTCCATTCCAAGAGGCTCAGTTCATCACGCAATGGTTCTGTCGAA